ACGTGTAGGTGGAAGTGCAACGCCAAGTTTTGCGAACTCAGCAGTTACGGACTTCAGCATTATAGCAGACTTCTCTTGATCTGTAAAGTATTTGTCTTGGTATGTATTGACTGCTGACTGAAGCTGCGACACTCCGCCTGCACCCTTCACCATATCCAAGTTCAAACCGTTACCGTTCAAGCCGATCAGATTCATCTGAGTACGGATGGCATCAAGAGCTTTGTACGCAGCAGTCAGTTCTTCAACGCTGCCAGTCATGTTCTTAATGATTTCCCCGATACCGGACAGGTCTTTCTGAAGGATCGTTACAGTGGTTCCACCGAAATGCTTGAAAATGTTCCCTAGCACACCGCCAAGCTGAGACTTATCCATCGTACCAATGACACGAGTCGTCGTCTCCTTGTCCAACAGGCTTTGCTTCACGATCTCTGAAGCTACATCACCCTGTTTGTTGGTCAAGTCTGCGTAATTTACAGCCGTTACACCAAGTTGTTCCAACGCATTTTTAGCTTGTTCGACACCAGAGGCAACACGGACAACCGTTTGAGCGTAACCTTCTCCGATTTGCTGGAACTGCTGCATCTGCGGGTAGACGGCTGTTGCGATCTGGTCCATTGCGCTCGACAGGACGTTGTTGATTGCGTCTGTCAGCTCTTGGCCCTTCAGGTCTTTCAGCGAGATTTTCGTAGTCTTGAGAACCACGTTATCAATCGCACGTCCGACTGCATCGCTGTTTGTACCCAATGCTCCAGCAGCACCTTTCAGTGCGTCTTCGAGGTTACTAAACACCAGACCGAACTGGGCCGAAATGTCCGAACTCAATCCTTGAGTTTGAACCGAATTGCTGCTGCTCTTCGACAGACCGAACCAGCTTGAAGAAGATGTCTTCACGTTTGCATACTGGTTGAAACCACGGCCAGCTTGCAGATCAGATACACGTCCCCCGAATTGCAACCCAGAGTCAGTGATTTCCTGCGATGATTTACCCCACAACCCGCCAAGCCATTTCACAAGTGGGGCTGTAACGCCTCCCAGCAAAACAGCAGTGCCCCAAGAAATACTACTCTTGTTGCTATACGTGTCGATCCCCATGTTTTGGCCGGTAGTAATACCACTTTGCACTGCCAGCTTCGCAAGCCCTTTCATAGAGTCTTCGATATTGTGCAGCGAATTCAGCATTCCTTGTGTCAGCGGAAGCATCATATCCGAGTTCGATTTCAGCTCAGAGATAGAATCCGTGATAGATTTCGACTTAGCGTCTGCGTCCCCAAGAACCGTACCAGTACCTTGATGCTTCTGTACGTACTCGGCGTCCATGGTCGGATCAGCTCCGTGCGTGCTTGCACCCGACATTGCGTATCCAAGCCCTGCCATCACTGCACCCATAGCCGCCACACCAGCGAATCCGCCCCATCCAGACTGTGCAAAGAATTGCGCAGCACCAGCCGCTACCGAAGCAGCGGTTTGCATCATCGTACGGGCCATCTGAGCCACGTGGAAGACTTGAGCGATACCATTCAGCACACGGTAGCCCTTCGATTGTTTGTCGAAGAATCCGCTAGCTGCTTGGGCCATGTCTCCATACTGCTTCATACGATCTTCTGCTGAAGCGTTTTCAGTGTTTTGGTATTCAAGTGTAGCTTTGAACAAATCTCCAAGCGCTGTGCCAGCAGTACCGAAAGCGTCTCCAAGCGACTTAGAAATCGTATCACCGACTTCCTGCCACATACCCTTCTGCTTGTCCGCCATTGCAGCCATTTCCTTGTCGGCTTCTGCCAGCGCTTTTTTAGCCGTTGGATCACCTTTAAGGACTGCATCTGCCCACAATGCGTTACGTTTTGTCTTTAGCTCTTCAAGCTTCTTCTGATAGTCTTCAGAAGCCTTCGTAGCAGCGGTAAAGATTCCACCAATACTGCGACCATATGACTCTGACTTAAAACCTTTCAGTGTACCTTGAAGCTCAATCAGCGTAGTGTTGAAATCGTTAGCGTCTTCCTTAACTTGTGCCGAGTTCATAGCATCTCGTTGTACTGCTTCGAAAGCTTTAACTTTTTCAGCAAGTTCAGGATACGCGTCTCCGTATTTTGCAAGATCAGCTCTAGCCTGCTCCAACGCAACACGGCCTTCTTGCGACCACTTCAATTCAGCAGCTTCTACAAACCTTCCCTGATCTTCCAGTGATTTCACTTTCAATCGTACAGAGTCTTCTTCCATCTGGCGTTGTGCTGCCAAAATGTTCTGATTCCTCATTTTCTGAGCTTGAACGTAATCAACTTCAGCCCGTTCAGCTTCAGCTTTGAATCGCTCTGCATCGGCTTGCTTGTTGGGAGTGCTTTCGGCTTTCCTTTGAGCGGCACGAGCTGCTTCAGCGGTTTTAGTAGCTGCTTCAACTTCAGCATCAGCCACTTCGTTAATCATCTGAATCTGGCCGATTTGCCCTGCCTTGAACTTTGCTTGCTCCTGTTCGCGGAAGTTAGCGAGTGCTTGGCTGGCTGCTTTGATGATGTCTTGTTGCGCAGTGATGGCCTCGTTGTACGCTGCATTCAGAGCTTTCGTATCTACCTTCCCCGACAATTGACCATCTCCGGGAGAGATGATGCGGTTCTTCTTAGCCTCTGCATCGGACCAGTCGGCGTTCTTCCCCGCAGCTCCGATAAGCCCTTCGACGGCTTTCTTTGCATTCTCGGTTTGAATAGCCACTTTACGGCTAGACTCCGCGTATGCAATGTTCGCAGACACTGCGTTAGCAATATTATCAAACAAACCCTGCTGCCCGAAAAACTTACGCTTTTCTAGCGCTGCTTTCTGCCCTTCCTCATCCAACTTCAGAATAGCTTCAGCTTTCGCTCTCTCGCTCCCCGACATCTTAGCCAAGTAATCGTCACGGACTTTCAGGAGCGCGTTCACGCCTGCTTTAGCGTCATCAATTGCTTTCTGAGAAGCTTCCCTACGCTCCTTTGCTTCCTGTGCGCGCTGTGCAGCAGCGTCAGAACCATACTTAACACGGAGATTGTACAGGCTCGTTTGTTTCTCGGTTTCCTTTTCGACTTCTTTTACGTAGTCTGTCAAATTACCTTCAGCATCCTTGTTGCTCAGGGCACGGTCTTTCGCCTGCTTATACATCTGCCAAGCGAATGTCAAAGCTGCAATGGCGACACCAATCGGACCTAGAGCTGCATTGAACGTAGCTGCTGCACCGGCTGCTGCACGAATACCAGACGCCATTTCCAAGAACTTAGCGCCTGCCATGCCGAACGCCACGTCACGGAGAAGCGCTGCATTATCGAACAGCACTTTCGTGAAATCGACAAGAAGACTGATAACGGTTTTCAGGCCGCTCTTGAATTCTTCCGAAGCAAAAGCTTCCTTTAGCGCTCGTGCGATTGCCCCGATCTGAGGTTGGATTTGCGTGAACACTTGGCTGAACGTCGTTTCAAGAGTGTTCTTTACAGACTTGAACTGGTTTTCCGTTGTCTGAGACATCGCGATAGCGGCGAGCTTGGCAGTTGCAGCAGACTCTTTGATCTGATCTTGAAGCTCAACCAGTTTGTTGTGAGTGCTATCAACTTTAGTACCGTACCTTTCGGTGTCATCGGCTGCTTGGTGTAGCAACGAAATAAGGGCCGCGCCTTCACGCAGACCTTGTTGACCGAACATCTTCACCATCGCCATGTTACGGGCTCCAGTGCTGAGCCTGTTAAACCCTTCGTCCAGCTTTTGAATCACTTCTACCAGCGGAAGCATGAAACCTTGCGCGTCACGGAAGCTGCTAATGGACATATGCATGTCCTTCAACGTCTGCGTTACTTTCTGCGTTGAGGCAGACAGGTCTTTGTATAGGTTCTTCAGGGCCGTACCAGCAGCAGTACCTTGGATGCCAAGGTTAGCCACAGCAGCAAGGCCGACAGCGATGTCCTGCAACGAAGCGCCGTATGTAGTGCCAACCGCTGCTGCTGATTTGAAAGCCCCCGAAATACTGTCAACGCTGGACATCGACGCAGCAGCGGTTTTCACGATAACGTCAGAAATGTGATCGAAACTTTCCGCCGTATATCCTAGAGCTGATCCAACCTGCACAAGCGTCTCTGCCGATTTCTCGATAGATACTTCTCCCCCGATAGCGAGGTTAAGTGCCGCACCTACGCCCTTCAGGGATTGCTCAGCATTCAAACCTGCCAGCGTCAAGGTTTTCAGCGCTTCAGCAACTTCTTTTGGACCGCTAGTTCCAGTACCAAGAGAGTTGATGGCATCAGACATCTTGACCATCTCGGTTGTCGTTGCGCCACCTAGAACGCGAATACCTTCAAGCGTTTGCTCGACATCCTTTCCAACACCGATAACGCCCTTCAGGGACGCACCTAGAGCAATACCGACACCCATACCAGCAAGGTTGCCGTACGTGACCCATAGCGCTCCTAGCGACCCCGAAAGACCACGCGCAAGCGCATGGGCCTCCGCCATAGCTTCGTTATTGACACGTGCCGACGCCGCAGCACGCGTTTGGCTCTGCGCCATACGTTCGAGAACTGCTGTCAGAGCCGTCATAGACGAAACAAGGGCTGTAGCATTTGCTACTCCACCTGACAACGTACCATTCGTGCCGACGACGGCGGTTCCCAACTTCTTTACAGCGGCTTCGGCATTGTCAGCAGACGTAGCGAGTTTATCCAATTGCTTTGCAGCAGTTTGGATACCTTGGCTCTTAACGTCTACGACAAGTTGGCTAATATCTTGTGTTGCCATTCCCGTTCCTTATAAAACGACCTTTCGGCCTATCACTCTCGTTTTTGTGCAGAAAGCATGGATGCGAATACGTCTTCCACTTTCGTCTCCACCATCTTGCGCACAACTTCGTCTTTTGCTTCTTTCGGCTCCACTTTAACATACGGAGGTTTTGCACCTTTCTTCGATGCTACCGAGTGCTCTGCTACATACGCCCTGCTAAGGTTGTAGATTGCCCTATATTCTTTAGGGGTCAAAATTCCAACCATATCGTTACATCTTGCCCACGATTCAATCTCTTGCCACGACAGACCAGACAGCCCCATTCCATTAGTGCTCGCTACCCCGGCAGAATGCAAAAGAGCTACGAGATACCCCGCTGCTTCCGATACATCGGGCATTGGAATTTCTCGTAGCTCTTGAACTGATACATCCAGCGTGTCGGGGAGTGAACCGTCTTCGGCCTTTTCCCCGGAGTCGTCCAGCGGGACAATATCACCTAATGCTGCCCGCCTTATTTGCTCCGACCGGCTGAGTTTTTGACCTTCTGGGACAGCGTTGTAGTACGCTTCCTGTCGAACAAAAAGTTCAGCCTCATCGACTGTTACTTGAAAAGCTCGATAGTACCCAGTGCTTCGTCAATCTGCGCTTTGATGAATCCGATGGAATCGTCGCCCAACATTGCACGGAATTGTGCGTCCGATTTGACCGGCTCTCCATCATACGACAGATTCTCCGAGTCGATGCAGCATGCCACCAGCAGTTCGATGCCTTCTGCTTTTTGTTCCTCAGCGTTCAGCTTCTTATTGCCGCGCTTGATGCTGCGGTTAATCATTGCGTTCACAGCTAGACGGTACTCACGCGATCCGGTTGAGGCGACGGTGACGGTGACGGGGTTAGTACCTTTCGGGTCCAGTTCGCCTTTGTCGTTCACGTACAGCGGTTCGTCGGTGAACGGGTTCTTCAGATGCAGAACAGTCGATTCCTTGATTGCTAGGCTTTTTACGTCAAACATGGTATATTCCTTTTCATGGTAGGTTGCGGCAGTTATTGCCTGTATTTTTACTAACGTAGCTCGCTACGCAGATACCAACGATTGTACACTACGTACCACACTTTGTCAAATTTTGGTATCACTACGTACTAAACTATGTTAGTAAAAAGCCGACCCGAAGGTCGGCCATCCATTACGCGGTTTGGTTCGTCGTAACGATGTCGTTGTCGATTTCAACGTCAACAGTCAGGCCGGTGATCTGGTCAACCGATCCAACTTCCAGCGTCCATCCCATCACCTGTCCGGTGAAGTAGTAGGTCGTTCCCGACTGGGTGACAACTTTGAACGCGTACGATACGTCTTGGTCCGAAGCGGCTTTGATAGCGATCTGACCATTATCCAGAATCGAATCACCCATCTTCAGTTGCAGGGTGCCGTTGTTAAACGAACCTTTACGCTTAACGGTTTGACGTGAGCCTAGCGGGTTAAACGACACTAGGTTGTACTTCTTACCGAATGAGCCAAGATCAGTTAGTTCACCGATGGCGATGTACGATGCTCCGGCGAAGGTGGCAGCGTCGTACGTGGTAGCAAGACCAGCCGGAGCGGCAGTAGGCGCCGAACCAGTGCCCGAGATGAACAGGGTTGTACCAGCACTGGTACGTACTTTTGAAACAGCCATTTGTTACTCCTTTGTTAAATTAGTTGGCAAGCAGGATGACGGTCATGCCAGTTGCACCAGTCACGGTGATGGCACCTGTACCTGCTAGGTATGCTGCGTGCGAATCAAGCGTTACGAACACCGAAGCGCCTGCTGCTACCGGAACTGATAGACCGGCACTCAAGTCAACAGTCGTACCACCAGCACCCGGAATTGGGTAAGCCGCCGATGGGGCAGTACCTTTGATAACAGCCGTCAGTGCACCGGCAGTGTTGTTGTGTAGCTCAAGCACTTGTCCAGTATTCGGCACGTACGTGAACGTATCCGATGCTGATGCGGTGATACGGGTAGCAGTTACCTTAGCGCCGCGATTAGTTGTAGTGATAGCACCCATTTATTTTCCTTCGAAGAAAAGTTGTTATGATTCAATTCGGTAGTTGCCACGAACGGGGACGAATGCGTACCCGTCGATAATGCTCCCACGTGACCAACTCAAGGGCTGTTCAATGCTGACTGTCCCCGTCTTTGGTAGTACAGGGAAAAGCGATACAATGCTTTGACCAATCGCTTCCACTTCTCCCATTCCTTTTCCAGCTTCGGCGTAGCAATTCACTTGGAACATTCCTAGTTCACGCACACCATCTGCTGATACTGTCCGCAACTTACTGTCCGAACCGAGCATATACACTTCTAGGTAGGGACCACTTGCGGGCTTAGTAAAATTCACGCCCTCAAAGGCGACTGGGATCGGCGGAATTTGCGCTTCAGCCCATGTGTTAATTCTTGTTTCGATTTCTGATCGCGCTGTCATTATGGCCTCTTATATTTCGGTGCGACTTTGATAAAGGCTTTAGCGATCATTGCGTAAGGGCCGATGCGTCCAGTCCACTCAGGAGCGGGCCATCCGGCATACTCGGCACGGAAGCCATACGGAGTTGAGTTCGATAGGCTAACGCTTCCATCCTTACCTACGAAGCCCGTATAAGCCCGTAGAGACGCGATCTGCGTTAGGCTGGACATTCCATCCTTACTGGCCGACGCTTCGTTGTACGACGCGTTATATGTCCCACCTGTGCCTCCGTACCAGTTGTTCTTCAGGATACCCTTGTCAACTGGCGTACCGTTCACTACTTCAGTGAACAACTCGGCCGCTATGTCGATGATCTTGTTGCTTACCTCTTGCTTGACCTTTGCGTTATGGAGCCTAATAGAGTCAGCGAATCCCATTAGGCCCTCGCGTAAATCTCGTACAGGTAGCTCTTCGTCCCAGACGGGTTATGGTCTTTTACAACCTTCACTACCCATTTCTTCCCTTCGAACAGGAGGCAATCTACCTCTGCACGCGGAAGCGGTGAGTCTTCGCTCGGCTGAACGAAAATCCATTTATCCCCTGTTTGGATCGTTGTTCCTGCTTTGGTCAACAGTCCTAGAGACTTCTGAATGTAGTCTTGAGCAATAATTCGCACTGGGTACTCGGTAACGCTTGAGATTGTAGTGGAGGTTTCTGGATCGTACGTAGATTCACCAGAGTCCACTACCAGCGTTGCGTCCCCGCCGAACCGAGCCATCATCGAATAAACGGTTCTGATTAGCGGGTCAACCATTAGTAGAACCTTCCGATAGTACTAAACGGATCGTTAGGAATTGTGCTTGGCGGCAGAGCCATCAAATGCATATCCTGCGATTGTGTTGTCGTGATGTAGTTGTTATTCCAATCCTTCTGGAATTGCACAAGAGGCAATTCAACCTCTTGCCCGAATTCGTTCTTAATCGTTGGAACGTATGGCATCGGAGCGATGTCCATGAAGTTCGGATTAAGGATCGTAGCTTTAACGAATGCAAGGTAGTTGTTGAACCACTCTGAACCGAACACTTCGATCTGCGCTAGTTTCTGGTGCGTCTGGGATGTCAGCATCGCCAGAATATATTGTGCTACCAGAACGCTCGCTTTCGGGAGGTTGTTATTCGTGTCCTGCAATGCCGAGATATAAACCGAATCAGGCATCAACGGAAGATCGGAGAAATCACCGACCCGGAGGCGCATCTTACCTACGGGTGTTGTTGGATCAAGAAGTGCCATGATATTCCTTTCAATGTTATCTATGAAGGCTAGGTACGGAATTAACCGTTTGACATGGAACGTAACCTTCATAGATAACAGACCCCGAAGGGTCTGTCTTCAAGCATTAGTTGCTTGTGGTAGCCTTCACAACCATCAGTGGCTTCAGCAGCGCGTTGATGAAGTTCGACTCCGATTCGATGGTGTAGGCAGTGCCGTTCGGTGCCATCGTTTCGAACACGTAGACTTGTTCACCCAGCGTATTCACCAGACCGAAACGGTTAGCTGGCGAGAAGTACGTCTTGAAGAAGTCCGTACCAGTCGGCACGAAGTACGCATCAGCAGCCGGGATCAGACGGTTGCCGTTGTAGGCATCACGCATTTCGATGAACGTAACGCCCATGAACTCCCACGTACGACGCATTCCGATTGCGCTACCGTCTGCTGACTGACGACGACGCAGCGGTTCGCTGGTCGAAGTGTAGTATTGGTAGGCTTGCTTAACTACCTGGTGGGTAATCAGCTTTTGGAAGAACGTAGTACCGCACAGAGCGACGACACCCGTGTAGTTCACTTGACCGCTGTTATCCTGAATCTGTGCCAGAACAGTTTCGATCATTGTCGAAATCTCAGTGGTCGAAGTACCCAGCAGGAAGTCAACAGCAGCAGGACGAGCCCCGCCAGTCATTTCCTGATACCAGTCTTGCGACACAGTACCGTTCGGAGCGTACACAGTGCCCGATACGATTGCCTGCGCACGAGCTGCTTCCAGCGTCCATGCGTGGTTTTGACGGATACGAGCCAGCTTACGAGCACGCACTAGGTCCAGCGTTTCAGCTTCCGAAGCCGATCCGTAGGCGCGCTTACCTTGGATGTCTTGCGGATAGATCGCATCTTCGTATGGGAAGTGCGGAACGGTGAACGAGTGCATCTTGCGCTGTTGGTCACGGCCCACGCTTGCACGGTCGCCGCGAACGCGGTCAACGATCAGTTGGCCGTCTTTGATGATTTCTTCGAACACAACCACGTGTTCAGCAACCGATTCCTCTTGGAAGATACCCAGTTGGCCTAGCAGACCCCACTGGTTCGGAACGGTGTTTACTTCTTGGGTCCAGTCAACGACGCTGAAGCCGTTACCAAAATCGCGAACGATCATTTGTTATTCCTTTACTTGGTTAATTAGAACGAGGCTTCAACGAGGATGTTGACTGCTTTAAGAGCATCGTATGCTGCCTGCTTCTGCGTGGTCGTAGAGAACGACGCGTCCAGTTTCAGAGCCTCTTTAGCGACGATTACTTTGCCGCGCGTCAGGGCCAGAACAGGAGTATCGGTAGCTGCCACGAGGGTAGTGTCAACGATGGCACCCATCTTACCGTCACCGAGATAGATAGCAGCAGGGGTTTGTGAGCCATCAACCGCAGTGCGGACGCAGACGATGTATTTTCCGGTGGCAGTCACTTTGCCTAGAACAGTACCCAGCGTGTAAGTAGGAGTACCGGCTTCGTTAGCGGTGATGACATCAGTGTGGAACTCAAAACGCTCCGGAGTGTCGCTCATTTTTACAAGCGAACCGAAACGAGAGTATTGGCCTTCAGTTGCGAAAACTGGCATGTTACATTCCTTTATGGATTAGTTGGATTGGTTATGATCGATGGTCTTCAGGTAGTCCATCACACGCGAGCCACTGGTTTCAGTAGCAAGCGCTACAGCGTCGGTTGAACCTTCAACTCCGACTTCGTTGAATGCCGCAGACTTTGCTTCGGTATTCAGTTTGTTTGACATAGCTCCTACAGCTACATCAAACGCTGCGTCGTCCAGAGTTGCCAGCGCTGCTTGTAGGCTGGTGGCTTGCTCTGTGCCGACCACTTCTGCCAGTTTTGCAGTACGAGCTGCAACCTTTGCTTCGGCCGCTGCTTTTTCCTGAGCAGCTTTGAATTCTGTAGCAGCATTAACCAGAGCGGTCAATTCAGCGATCTTCGAATCCTTGTCTGCCAGTTCTGCAACCTTGCCGTTCAGTTGATCCGTCAGAGCGGTAACAGTGGCTTGCAGCGCTGCTACTTGGTCTGTAAGACTAGCGCTCGCGCTAGGCACTTCAGTTACGGCGTCTGCCATCGTTTCAATTCCTTCTTGTGTGGTTTCTGCTTGCGCAGCGTCGGGCGATTTCCCGAACATCCGTTTGAGTACGTCTTTCAAAATGGCTCCTTATTGCGATAGATATTCAGCGAACTGTTCGTTGGTCATGATCGAGTTAATCAGTCCCATCGATAGCGCTTTGTTAGCCCGGAACATCGAAGCCTCTGTAGACCTGATTTCCTCTTCCGAAAGTCCCGTGTATTTGGATACGTGGGTTACGAATTCGCCGTAAAGTTCATTCACACTCTCTTGTAGAGATTCAATGAACTCGTCTCGGAAATCACCATTTGCATCGAACGGAATCTTATTAGCTCCCGCTGTTACGAACGTACGTGTCAGTCCTTCTTGTTCAAGCTGCTTGCTGTTGTTCATCAGGGCGATAAGAACTCCGATGCTCCCGACTTGGCCTTGAGGATGGCAAACAACCTCGTCCGACAATACGCACAAAGCGTAAGCGGCGGATGCTGCGCAATCCTGTACGTACGAAATCAGGTAGACATCGTTATCGTCAGCCATTTTGCGGAGTGCGTCTGCGGTTTGGAAGCAATTGAATGCCTCTCCGCCGCCAGAGCTAATATCGAAGACGACTTTTTTACAGCCCATCCCGATAAGTTCGTCCATCTGATTCAACAGTCCGGCGTAGCTTGTACCAGTTGCACCACAAAGGGATTCGACTGGTTTGTTAGTCAGGCTTCCGTGGATGTTGATTAGTCCAACCTTGCCAACATTAGAAGGTTTATCAAGGTCGGCTGAAACAGTTTCTACTTGTGCCAGCATCCCAGTGTTGCGGAGGTCCAGATACGAAGTAATCGCACTGAACGCTTCCGCAGAAATGAGATGCGGCTTGTTGTACAGATCGGATGTCAATCTGCGAACAGGCCGTTGCATTGTCATGTTGTGTTCCTTATCCTGTGTTGTCACGATTTCTCGCTGACTTATCCTGCTTGCTGGACTTGCCACCGATATCTGCCGTACCTTCGCCGGATTTACCTGCTGCCATGCCATCGCCGGAGCGGCTTGCGTTACCCGTCAGATTTTCTTTATCGACTGGTTCGTCAACAGGTAGGGGCTCAACGCCAAGGACTTCGCGAGTTTTATTCAGGATTGGTCGGTCAATTTCAACAAGACCGACAGATGCCGCACGTTGCAGGGCTTTCGACCATGCTTCGCTATCGACTTCATTAACGTCACCAAACTCAAATGTTGGCAGACGATCTTGGTTCCAACCATTCAATGCGAAGATTTGAGCTACCAGATCGTTGTTAAGAACGTCGCGGATTTCATTCAGTCTGTGTTCGATTGCCATTTTGCAGAGAACGCTAGCTTCCTCTTGCTCTGCCGTCAGCACTTTCGTTGACAGGGCTGTAAGGATGTCGTTTTGCAATCCGGTGATGATCGAAGGGATGTCGAATTTGTTGTGGCCTTTTGCTTCCATCAACGTGAATTCGAACTGCTTATTCCCACCTTCATCCAGTACCAGCGGCATCACTAGAGAGCGCTGCTTACCATCCGCAATCGCTTGAGCTGCATTCAGGTACGCTTGGTACACTGCGCGCTCCGAATCGCTTGCGTCGTTCGCCATGAATTTTGGCGGGATGTAGATTACCGGGACAGAGGCAATGTCTTTCGATACACCAAGCATCAACTGGTCTTTAAGCAGTGTTAGCTGCTTATACGGCAGGTACACCGACTTCAAAATCGACTTACCTTCCGGGTTGCCTTTCACGCTATCAGCAGAGAACAACATGAACTTCGCACGGTCGATTGTAATCAGTCCGTTCGGATCAGCAAGATTCATAAACCGTGCCGAGTTTTCCATATTCTTTATACTCTGCCCGACACTCAACAACTCACGACCGTCTTCGGAGAAATTCCAGTGACGAATCGTATCTTGAGGACGTGTTGCGATCTTACGTAGCCCTACCAAACCATCATTATACTTGCTCCCGTTCCTTGTCAGGCGTCGGCGAAATACTTTTTCTTGAATGGAGAAGCCGTATTCGAGATACGTTACCACTTCCGCCATAAATTGGGGCCACGACCCTTCCATATCAGACATACAGCTTTCAACAAATGCTGCACGCTGTTTGTCAGTCTCAGTAGCGTTATCTGGCGGAGCCACGTGCCACTGAACGCCTGTAATCATCATTCGATAGATACCAAGCGATGCTGCAATTGTCGGGTCGGTCTTCATTTCCGTAACAGTCTTTAGGAACTCTGGGAATCGGAAGACTCGATTCTGTTCCTCAAGGATTCGACCACTCATGGTCGTCAGGCCGGAGAAACCAACCTCACTCAAACTGATACGTGGGATTACTGCTGAAGGATCGGCGTTCAAACCAGCGCCGCTATCAGCTTGTGGCTTTTGGTCTGCCATAGTGCTCCTTCTTTACTGTATATGCGTGATTGTACACTACGTACCCTTATTTGTCAACTTTTTGCCACACTACCTATTTACTTGCTTACGATAGTATGGTAGGAACTGGACTCGGCCTTGACAAATCAGGTACAACGAAGTCAGGGATGTTCCCGTTCTTCGCTAGGTAGTTGAATGCGTCCGCACAGGCGTCAACCTGATCGTTCTTTTCGTTCCTGATACCTTGGAAGTGTTCAAGCTCAACGAAGAAGTCTTCGTTCCAGTCTCCGCGTACAACGTCTACCAATCCGGCCTCTGCCAAAGAACAGAACGGCAGGAAGCGTTGCATCTTGCTCGTGTGCCCCGAAATCGGGATACCCTTCACAGTGATGCCCTCTTCTGCCAGCTCCTTCGTGAAGAACTGCGTAGCAGCCTTACCACCGCCGTTATCCTTCGGGATCGTCACCGGGACGTTCAGCCCGTCCTCTTGGTGCGCAGTTTCGATGATTCCTTTCACAACGCCGTCCGTCAGCTTTTGGAATCGCTTGACATGCTCCACTACGTACCGCCCTGCTTTCGTGCGGCTCATCCGCACGCCAGCGGTCCAGTCTGGGTCGGGATACGTTTCGCTCGGAATAGAGTGAGCCAAGTCCCATGAGCGGACGCGTCCTGTAACTTCGACAGGGGCGTGTTCAACCATCGTTACCCAGCTACGGTTGAAGTTGCTGTTACCTTCAGGAACAGCAGTCCAAGAGCCGTGCAAAAATCGCAACTGAGATACACGTGTACCTGCCTTCAGCTTAGCCAGATATCCGGGGTTATTCTTCAACAATACCGGGTTAGAGAACACGTCCATCGGAATGAAGCGGAATGACGTAGGATGGTAGTCCTTAGCTTTGTCCATACCATGACCATGCTTTTCAAACAGGTCATCATAACTTTCACCCCATACGATATTACCGTTTAGCTGCATGAACCAGCGTGTAATATCTTCAGTCCCCGGTTTTGGTACGCCTGTGTCCGGGTCGAGGCAGTATTTCACGAATTCATACAGCCAGCTATTACGGTTCGGGTTGCAGGTAATAATCATTCCTAGCTTACCCTTGTAACGCGCGCCCCGAATACGCTCTTGTAGTGCAAGAATGTCTTCTAGTTTGAATTCGGCGCCCTCGTCTACAATGATGTTGGTTGCCTGCCAACCCTGTACCTCTTGTTTATCTGCTGGCATAGCAACGAACTTAATGACAGCGCCGTTTGGGAAGTGCCATTCAAGGGGTTGCAGTTTGAATTCAGCGCCGAATTGCTTGTAGAGGTACTTCGATTCGTCCACAAGGCCACCGACAGCTTTTAGCACTGGGTACGTCAGACGTACGATTAGCACGCGAGCTGCCGGGTCGGTCATGCAAAAGTTAAGCGCTTTCAGAAGTGCCAGATACGACTTACCGCCTCCGGCACCACCACCGATCAACAGCATATCGGTAGTATTATCCGTCAACACCATCCGCTGCTTTTCAGAGCATGGCCCTAGAACCAATTGTTCTTCTTCGTACGCCTGCTCTACGCTTTCCGGGATTGGCTTCTTTTTAGCCATGCTCTTACTCCTTATTTCGTGATGTCCTGTGTGAACAGGTACACGTCTTTATCTAACGTAAGGACACGTCCGTACGAGTCCGTCATCTGAACATCGTAGTAGAAGTACCCTACTTGGTTTGCTTGATCCGCTGTCGGGGAAAATTCAACAATCCCCGTTTCCGGGGTGTTGATTACTCCGTCCAATTGATATACCTGAGTAGATGTATCAACCGGGTCAGGAACGGTACTAATTGTCATTTTGAACGTGCACCCGGTAAGGTTCACTACACCCCGCGTTTTTGCGTTAGTGACTGTGAAACTATCCGGGGCTGTATCTCCACGAATACGTGTGATTTGCATATCGTCCTTAGTTAAGTTTCAGTTTGAAAGGGACATCATTAAACGTCAGTTTGTACGGAGATAGGACCAACGTAATCGAGAACTTGTCTCCAGAAGCCGTATAATGCAAACCTCCTTCCGTGACGCCAGATACAGTTGAACGTCCTTCCGAATTCCCGAACGTAGATGCTACAGATGCAGCGAGTGCTTGCACTTGTGCTGCTGATATTGAGATACCACCAGTGCTGTAGATAGCAACGGACAAACCTCCAACGTTCGCAAGGCCAGTTGCTGCGCCAGAAGCGCAAGCCAAAATAACCCCGCCAGCAGCTGCCGACGATGCCCCGCCTGTGTTTGCGTTCGCTGTAGCCAAAGCTGTAACGTTTCCTGTTCCGGACGCAGACCCGTTCGAACTAGCTGTTACGCTATTGGTTGATGCTCCAACGGCCGTAACTGTTGCGCTACCTACAGCATTTGCAATTGCATTGTAGAAAGCGCTTGCGATTGCTGCCGCATTTGATGTTCCAACTGCTGTTCCATCCGCCGACCCATCGGCCGGTCCCATAGATGAACCGCCGCCACCTGACGAAGATGACCCAGCTGAAGCTCCGGCAACTGGAGCAAGTGCTACACCGCCACCAGAGTTTGAAGCAGAGCCAAAGCTTTCTGCGGACACACGCCAAATGGCATAAGCGTTACCGGACACACTTGCAGTACTTGTGCTTGATCCGTCTGACGTAAAGACGCTTACGCTGCTTGCACTGTCATTACTTGTACCGGACGCTGCTGCGTTTGTATAGAACAGCACGATATTTGCAGCGTCAAGCGAGCTTGTCCCGTTCGATGCTCCATTTGACGGGAACACAGATGTCGAAGCTCCTGCTGCACCAGCAATCGCTGTACTAGAGCCATACGCATTGAAAATAGCATTAGCTGCCGCCGTCAGATTACTCGTACCAATTGACGACCCGTCTGCGGAAAAGATGCCTCCCGCTGCTGCAATGTAATCCGTATCGTAATGTTCATCTTCTGCACTGGCAAAAATCTGCCAAGGATTAGCCTCCCACGCGGCCTGTTCAGCAGCACTTAGCGCCCTGTTCCAGATCGCAAGGAAACTTACCCCAGAAAGAAATCCACGAGCGCCATCACCTTTATTCAACACGTAGGGAAGAATAGTTGTGGACGCCGGAAGACCAATAGTATTCGTAGAACTACTAAATGCCGGTCCTTGTGTGCCTCCACTATTGCGGAACGTTACCGTTGACGAATTAACCGACATCGACATTCTCCCGCCCTGCGTAATGCTGGATCGGTTAAAAGTTACAGACGTACTAGCATTGCTAACCACCAATTGACCCTGCGACAGCACGACAGTGAATTGCGCAGTACCTTGCCCGTCGTTACGATTACCATATAGCAATTGACCGCCAGCAGAGTTCAAGATTGGGCTGCAAATCCACGCAATAGTGTAAGGACTTCCTACGATAGCGTCTCTAACACTCGCCGGAAGAGAAATAGCAGCGTTAGCGGAGTATGCGTTTACTGCTACCCCTCGTCCGTTAGGATCAGTTGTTCGTGCAAATGTTGACGGACTGATCTGCGTCTGTACGTGACCTGATGCAGAGACAGGAACAGTTAGGTCACTTGTTGCAAACACAATGCCTTGGCACAGCGGATTTGTTTTATCAAGCTGCGCACGCCCTGACGGCTGGTGTCGCATCCCCGGCATATTAAACTCCTGTCACGGCCTGAAGAGCTGCTTCTACGGTAACTGCATTAGTTGCGTTACCGTAAGCAATTGCCCTTACATACATAGCACCCCTATCAAGGATAAAAGCTCCACTGTATGCGCTACTAGCAGTGACATCGCCAGCCACAGCATAATAGTCGTACCAAGTGCTGTTATCTGGGGAAATTTGAAACTGAATCGTACATGCCACCGTAGGAGCTGACGAACCATTAGTAATACGCCAAGTAAGTTCGCCTCCGTAATACGTAGTGCAATCATATGCCGTACCAGTTACACCCGGCGACGCCTTGGTTGTGCCAGCGGCACAAGACGTTCCCGCCGCGATAATAACCTTATTCGATTTTGTGATTGCCATTATTTCATACTCCCGTCAGGGTTATAAAGAACTTCTGCCACTTCCCCTTGAGATACTGGGTCGGCTACCCTGCAAAGAGCAATCAGCTTGTCAGCTTGCGCTTGGTTCAAAATGGACGGCACAAATGCTTGAATTGTTGCCACTACTAACGGATCGCTACCAATTAGACGGCCTTGATCTAGAAGAGGGATTACGTACTTAAAACGCTGATCGCTGTGTAATGCGTCGAGCAGCGTGTTTGCGGTCGCCAAATCTCCGATTGCAGTGATAATAGTCCCGTTGCCAATCGTCAGGCCGCTAGCTTTTGTCCTACCTTCGCTAACTACCTCCGCAATTGCATGGCAATCACGGCTGGCAATCAGTTCAGCAGAGCATTTCGCAAGGATTTCTTCTTTCGTGATTGCCATGTTTAATTAGTCCTCTGTAACGAGTCCAGCAGCTGTCGTAATACGCGGCTGCACGCCAATGTTCATTATAATGTTGGGTGTTAGCGTTCCGCTGTATAGAAGCTTACCTGCACCAGACGACGACGTTCCTACACCGAAGTGTGTAAGGTTGCCTCCCGGCGACGCGGTGCACTGGCCGAAGTCAGCGTTCGCTGCAAGATTTACAGAGTTGGCTGAGACAGTGAATCCAGACGATGAACGGGCGACGGCGACGCGAGCATAGCCGGTGTACGCAGTTTCGTTAGTAGCTTGTGTTCCTGTTTCGCCCGGATCAGACGTATGAAGCGACAGGTAAAGACTACCCGCTGTCGTGCTAGGCACGATACCAGTTGCGTCACCAATAAGGGATGTTCCAACATTATTAAAGACCAGTTTCAGGAGGTCATTTTCCCATGTATCCGACTTGCTCATTTTGTTCCTTTAAGGTAGTATGTAAGCTTTTAAAAAGCTATGTGAGAAGCTGCCCCAACCTCGTTGGTGGGGCAGCAGTCTTGGCACACGTGGGATCGGTTTAATGTTGCCATTAATTTTCCCACGTGTTATTAATACTGCGGATTTCCTAGCTGATTCCATGATGGGTCAGCAGCCATTAAAATCTCTGCTTCGGGCCAGTAGTGCAGGCCATCTTGTGTAGACAGTCCTACGTAAACTGAATCGCCGGGGTTGATAGCTGTTGTTTGGCTTTGACTAATAGTCACTTGAGTAGGAGAGACGTAAGCTACAATTTCTGCGCCGAAGTTATTAGACGACGCAAATAGAGAGCGTCCAACATCAGCAGATGTGAAATCATTATTAGTCGATGTAACAGTAGTACTATTGGCAGAAACAGTGATATCTGTTAGAACTCGCCCAGACAGTGGTTTGATAATGCCAGAGTTCCGTGCTGTCTCCACAGCATCCGCTGTTTCGAAATATCCCGCCATCGCGTTGTTGAGCGTCAGCGTGCCATTTCGAATCGCGTCGTTGAGTGCACTACGGTAAGACGCGTTCGACGTTGGAGTCTGCCCAGCCGTATCCGTAAATCTATTAGTGCTAGTAGCCCTCGGCGTGATGGTCTGCCGGAAATATGGCTTCGTCGGGCCAAGCAACGCACGCATCGTATTAATGTCATTTGAGAAGCTAGCCACACTGAGATTGACGCCCGTGCCCAAATCATTGATGCCGTATTCGTCAATAATAATGTCGCATCGGTCGGCCAGTGCCTTACGGATAGTGTACGCTCCAGCTTGGGTCACATTGAAGTAGCTATCACCTGATACTGCACCGTTAATGCAGGCCATACGTGCACCGACAGCTCGTTGTGCTTCGCCTGTACGTCCTTTCGGATCAACGTGTCCATAGACCCCTTGTGTTTTTCGCTGACGGCTGTCCCCCATTAGGAATGCTGATAGCTTGGTTGAGATATCCCTAATAGCCACTGGACGGAAAGACCATCCCGGAGAGCCAACGCCGCCTGACACCATTCCACCTACCATCGTGTAATCGGTCAAGGCAGACGTTGAAGCCTTCGTTACCTCACCGGATGCAGTCGTATAATAAAAATTAAGTCCGTCATCGTAGTACGCCTTGTTCGTTGACGTATAGTGCAAATTCACCCATACCCAGAAAGTTGCGCCGTCTGGAATCGAGGCTAGAAGAGTGTTTGCATCACTCGACAAGATTGAAGTGCCATCGATTGTTGCACTCACCGATCCATTATACGTGAGCCTAGTAAACGTCCCTGCTGGGTATTCAACCGATGAGGAAATTAGTGTTGCGACGCTAGATACGCCATTTTCGGTAGAACCATTCGGGTAGGCCAGCGTCCACTCGACCACAGGCTTTGTGATCACGTCATGCGCGATGTGTGCGGACCGGCACTGCAAATAAGTCAACTGAGAACTGGTGCTGTAGAAGTTCGGTAGCGCACCACGATCTGTCACTGGACGTAGTGCCGGGGCTACACGAACGGTAGCTCCGGCAGCAGGGGGCGGTAGGTAAGTTACGGGAACAGCCCCAATAATATACCCCATGTCCGAGATTTTCACGGTGTAAGTAGAACCGCTCGATACTTCACTTCCAAACGGCACTGCTGCTCCCCCGGACGCTGGTGTTCTGGTGAACTTGAACGTCCCAGAACCTTTCAGATAAGCTCCTGTTATGACACCACCGGGAGCACTGTTGCCCGTGACGTGTAGATCACTTCCGACATTGGCTCCGAACTTTAATAGGTCAGCAAGCCGCGTCATTGCTTCACCCACATAGATTCTGCCGTTAGCTGGCCGTTTGTAAAGGTGTAAGTCTTCTTGTAGTAGTTACCAGCTAGATCGGGTCCACGAGTCTCTGATTGGAGATTGCTGCTTGTGTCGTAGGTGTACGACACAGAAAGGGAATCAGGACTGAAAGCAAACTGCCCAGATTGGTCGTATGCAAACGGAATGAACGCAGGAACGTATCCGCTTGCAATGTCGACAAGTTTTGGTGTCATTTAATGCTCCTTAGTTATACTTCTTCTGAAACACAAAAAAAGCCCGTATCGTTAGACACGGGCTACCTTAGAGGGCATACGCGGAATCGAATCGAACGCTCCACAGCAAGGGTTGGAACCTCGCTCGCCAGCCTTGGTACATGCGCGTATATAGCGTTGGCACCCAGCCTTGGTAACGCTCCAAGCCACCTACTTTCAAAGAGTAGTATCTGCCCTTGTCGATTTGCCGGGAATTGTTCTTGGTAGTCCTACTGTGGATCGAACACAGATTAGTGGATTATCGGTCCACCGTTTTAACCAGTTAAACTACGGGACTATTCGTGTCGATCTTTCTCGACCTGTCATGTACGTTAGTACCATCACGCCGTTCTTCGTGTGCACACAAATCTACGGCCAACCTATAGTCTGCTTTAACGCTTAAGAAGCAGCAACGTAGCAAGCCCCTTACGGGTACTCTGGCGGAGACTGGGTAGAGTCGAACTCCCAAGGCTATTTCTAGCTCGCACGGCTTTCAAGGCCGGTTCCGTCGCCAATCGGATTGAGTCTCCATGTTCGTGCCATTTAGTCCGATAATGGCGAAGAGTTGTTTTTACTTAGCTACCGCCCTCAAGCGCTTGGTGACGGAAACGCTTACCACGTTCAGCGAAAATTTACTCTGGCGGAAGATTGACATCCCGACTGCCATGCGCTCGACACGCACCAAAGCTTTAGCAAAGCCCGCCAGCGCCCCGGCTGGTTAATCTTCCATATAATCTGCTACCTACGTGGCTCCCCTTCCGCGAATGCCCTGTCAATTCAGGGTGAAGGTAAGTAGCAGATTATATGGCACGTAATGATGGAGTCGAACCACCCAGCCAGCGTTCGTAGCGCCAGAGCCGATATCCCTCGGATCACGTATTGTCTTGGACGCCGCAATTGGATTTTAACCAATCTCCCAAGCTTTGCAGGCAAGTACATAGTCACTCTGCCATGCGGCGGTTCATTGAGCGTGGCACGCAGCAGCCGTTATTAGCCGTAGCTTTGTGTTGTTCCACGCTTCTACTCTGGTGGACCAGTGGAGAATCGAACTCCGATCAGCGCTCCGTGCAAGGGAGGCCAGCGTAACCTACGCTCCAGCCCATATCTTGGTACTTGGTGTTGGATTCGAACCAACGACTATCACCTTGTAAGGATGATTTTCTACCGCTGAATTAACCAAGCATTGTTTTGGAGTTCCATGCCGGATTTGAACCGAGCCTGCGCGACTTGAAAGGACGCTGACCTCAACCAGAAGTCGAATGGAACACTGTATGGTGCGTGCAGAAGGAATTGAACCTCCACCGGGTCGAGCCCACTACTGATTTACAGTCAGCGCCGACTTAACCAATATTCGGCTTACACGCGTTGTTCGTCTGGTGCGGAATGAAGGTATCGAACCTTCATCTCTGGGTTTTCAGGCCAGCGCTAAGACCTCATCAGCTACTTCCGCATTAAATTCACTTACGCATACGCCGTTCGCTCGCTAGGCGCCGTATTTCGCCGGTAGCTAGTCGGCGGTAGCTGGATTCCACTTCCGTTACCATTGGGACTCGAACCCCCGTACTAGGAACCCACGTATGAGTAAATAAATTTGGTGTGACGCTGGGTTTCGATCCCATTCCTGCTGTTTCACAGACAGCAATGCTCCCATTACACTATCGTCACCATTGTACTGCTTGGTATGCAAGGCCGGATTCGAACCGACAAAAGCGTAGGGTTTGAGCCTACTGGCTGTACCGATTTACCCAAGCCACTCGCACGTTGTAATGTGGGACCGCTCTACCGACTGAGCTACGCTAGACCACTTAAGGTTTTAAGCGGCAGGAATCGAACCTGCGACGACATCCCTGACTGGTAGGCAAGGTGGGACTCGAACCCACAAAATCTACTTTCTAAGAGTAGCACGTAAACCAATTCCGTCACTTGCCCAATGTTCGTGGTACGATTACTGACAGGTACGTACCAACCTGAGTTTTACGAAACTAACGTAGCGAAGCTCTGTTACGAGCTGCTGTTCCTTGTCGGGGAACTTGGAGCGGCCTAACGGATTCGAACCGTTTTCATTTGCTTGGAAGGCAAAGCCCTATCCCAGTAGGTAGGCCGCATATTCTTAAAACTTGTACTTGGAGCCTACATTCTGCCCCGGACGAGGATTATCGCCAAGGTACAGAGTGGTAGCATTGGTCCCTGTGTCCCCTACCGGAATCAGATAGAATTCGCGGGAGTGGTCCCTGAACTGTACTGCGAAGTAGTCGATCTTACCTTCGTAAGTTTTCTGCACTACCTCATTAAAATTCTTCGACGTTGAACGTGTGTTGAATATGTACGAACCTTCGTAAGCGGCCTTCCGGCCCGTCTTAACTTGCACCTTGCGGAGAGCGCCTTCATATTCAATCACGAAGTCGTACGGTAGATTGTTACCTACGGGACGAAGTATCGGTATCTCTTTTTCCAAACACCGTAGAACAAAGCCTTGCTCAGTGATGTCTCCGATGTTTGTTGTGTTCACGTCTAGTCCTATTCTGGCGACTCTAGGGAGAATTGAACTCCCGTGCTCGGATCGACAATCCGGCGTAATAACCACTATACGATAGAGCCATTATGTTCGTGCTGATTTTTGGACATGAGCTATCAGCTAACTCTCAACTTGGCTGTGGAGGCTGGACTCGAACCAGCAGTTACCTTTCGGTGACGGATTAACAGTCCGCTGCGATACCAAATTCCGCTCACACCACAATTGTCAATCGTGTTTTGCTCTCCCTGCACGGCTCACCGGCAGAAACCCGGACACGTTACCGGGATTGGATGGTTGCGGACGCCAGATTCGAACTGGTCTTTCGGGTTATGAGCCCATAGTGCTAACCGTTACACCACACCGCAATTGTTCTTGGACAGTTCTGTTTCTTGGCCGTCTCCGCCTCAGTGAGAGTAGATTAACTCACGCCGCTTCTGCGATTGCTAAGTATGACGTTCCAGCATTCCTACGTTGCCCGGTATTCGCGTACGTACGCTTACAGGTCGTAGCTGGTACAAGTAGTTGTTACGTCAAATTCGTTACGTACTGCTATCTTACTATACGCTCGACAATTTGTCAAGTTTTGTACACTAGCACTGAATTCTGGTCTGGGAGGTTGGAATCGAACCAACTGCGACCTGTATCCAAGACAGGCTGTCTACCAATGACTTACACCCAGAATGGCACACTATCTCCCCGTGTGCAATGGGATTTGACTTACATGCCGCTTCTCAATCAATTAAGACCGTAGACGGCAACGCAGGCTCGTGGTGCTGACTGTAGGATTCGAACCCACGGCTTCCATCTTACAAGGATGGTCCCTTTCCTCTCGGGTAAGTCAGCTATGTTAGTCCCGCTTACTGATACGGGGTCAACTGCTTTCGCGATGACAGTGTGGCAACCAACCACCAAGGAGAACAAACGGAAGAGTAGTCGCCTACGACAACACTGGAGCAATCCGTAGCGTGTCGTTTCGGGGACGGTAACTTCGCCAAGACCCTGCAACGCTGGGTCTATCGAGATAGGATCAACCTCCTTTCGGAAATTAAATCAAGTGGCGACTACTCAAATCATGGCAGTACGTTGGTTATTTCGTACCACTGAATTCGTCAGTAATGCTATCTTACACTATGAAGCGTTACTTGTCAAGTTTTATTGCAACCGGCTCCACGTCTTACCTTTCGCGATGTTGTAAACGACGGTGTACGATGCGTTGTTATCCTTCGCTACTTGTGCCATGGACGCCCCACTTGCCAACTGAGCCTTGATTTGCTTCATCTTCGCGACGCGGGCCTCGTATGCAGCCGTGGAAGCTTCTTTTGCCTCTATAGCCTCCTTACCTACCTTCGCGATGCGTTTATCACGCTTCAGGGTCTTGCGTACGAGACGAAGCTGTTCTACGATATCCGTACGGCCATTGGCTGTGTACGTTTTGATAGCGATGTGAAGGGCTTGGCGAGAGATGCCTTTGGCCCGTTCTACTGCTTC